GTTTGTTTATGCTTGGTTGGCTCTTGGTGGTGATGACGATAGTGCTGTCTTTCACCATCATGTCGAGGCCGCCTTGTGTGGAGATGATTCTTTGTGGACCGCCTCTAATGATGTGGTTTCCTGGTTTAATATTAGAACTGTAGCTCAGGTGTGGAATGAGCTAGGTTTGATTATGAAGCCAGAAGCAACGAAAGAAGGTAAGTTATTAGACTTGAGTTTTTTGTCACATAAATTTTGTGAAAAATCTGGATTTGTTTTTCCTGTTCCAGATCGTGATAAGGTTATAAGTTCCTTATTGTATCACTCAAGATCTAAAGATAGTATTCGGTGGAGTTATTTAAAAGCATGTGCTTTGCGCATGTCGTCTTGGGCAGATGGTCTTTTGCGTAAATTATTGCAAGATTATTTGTATTGGTTAGAACGTAATTTTAGTTCTGAACTTAAGTCTGCATGTACCCACCGGAATGGTGATATATTTACCTGGGAGGATGTTTTATCCGTTTATAAAAGTGATGTTGAATTACATCAACTTTATACGTGTTTGGAGAGTTCAGCTGGTGAAAACTATACTCTTTTAAATACGGTTTTAGAAGAAGAGGAAGATTTCTTTGACGGTTTTTATTATGCCTCCTAAAAATCAAAAAATAAAAATGAATAAGGGTGTGAAGAAGCTTGTTAAGAAAATTAGAAAGCAAGCTAGAGAAGCGAAGAAATTAGGTGTTACTCGTAGTGCAATGTTAGCTAATCGAATTGGTCTTCGCACTCAGTTCAATATGCGAGGTCGAGGTCGGGGTCGTGGACGAGGTCGAGGAATGAGAGTGGGTTTTACTCCTACTTCTACTACATATGCCCCTATTAGTGTAGGGACAAAATTTAGAAATTTTGGTCCTAAAATTAATTCTAATAAAGGGTTTACTATAGAACATAAAGAATTTTTGTTTGATATAGCTACAACTTCAATAAGTACCCCTTTTAGTGTAGTTACTGTTGTTAATCAGCCAGGGTTGACTATTTCATGGCCCTGGGTTTCAAATATTGCCATTCAATTTACGGAATGGGAAGGAGATATAGCTTATGAGTATTGGCCTACTTCTGGTACTAATAGGGATGGTAATATTTTACTTTGTCCCCATTATGATACTTTAACTCCTGCACCTACTTCAGTACAATCTGCTTTAGCAACTGAAGGATGTGTTTCTATTCCAATTTGGCAAAATGGGGGTTATGTTTTTGACCGTAAGAGGTTTAAGAGACGATTGTTTACTCGATCTGATACTTTACCTAGTGGTAATGATTATCAATTGTATGATGCTGGTAATATTAATGTTGTGCTTGATAATTTACCAACTCCAGCACCAGATTTGACCTTGTATATTGGTAGAGTTTTTGTTAGATATCGACTTACTTTTTATCATGCGTTGATGAGTAACGCAGTGACGTTGGGTTACGAAATTGGTGGTACTACTGGTACTACTCCGACGTTGTCTGATGATTTCTTTTATAATTTTACTTTGTTAGCTCACACTGGAGTTCCAGAAGTTCATGTGCCAGGAAATTTAGGACGAGGTATTACTTTTGATGGAAATTATTTTGCGTTTGGATCATCATTAAATGGTAATCCTGCAAATACAATTTATTTTACCTCTCCTGGATATTATTTAATAGCATTAAATTTTTCTAATGCTGTTGCTTTTTCAATTACTGGCCTTATTTTGAATGGTGTTACAGTTATTGAACAATTAAGTTTGGGAGTTTCTGCGGTTGGTTTGCATGGGTATACCCTTCTTTATGCAACTAACGCTGGATCTCACATTACTTATTCTGTGAGCTCTGCTGAGTCTGTTGGTGCTGCTGGTTCTCCACATTATAGAGTTTTAACTATTCCTGCTCAAGCTTTTAGTATTGTGGGGGATTCACCAATGTTAACTATTCCTATAGTGACGACAGAGGATACTTTTCAGGAGTGGATGAAAAGTTCTAAGTTATCATCGACGTTAAAAAGAAAATTGCAAAATTGTATTTCAAAAAATTTGCATATTGTTCCTCATAAAGATCAATTGTTTTCACAGGAAGTTCAAACTATATCAGGTTTAAGAGTGAAGATTGGTCATAAACATAAAACTTTTGTTGGTGAGGATTATGAAGATTTGTCTATTTATAGAAGTCTTCAAGACTCTCCCCCTATTCTTACCGAAAGGAAGGAAAAGAAGGAGGGTAAAGTTAAAAAGTAAGAGTGATTGAACTTCAAATCTCTCTGAAGTTCGTGTATCAATGATACTCACATTTTGTGAATGTGTTGTGTTTTAGTGAGTTCACAACACCCGTGTTTTGGGTTGTTTAGGTGACGCATTATCATCCCGACTGGTCACGATGCGTAAGAACCCTGAAGTCATAAGGGTATACTAAGCAACTAATTTATCATGGTTAGAAATGAGATAAAAAAAAAAAAAAAAAAAAAAAAAAAAAAAAAAAAAAAAAAAAAAAAAAAAAAAAAAAAAAAAAAAA